GGCAGGAGTGGGTCGCCTAAAAAAACACTGTGAGTGTTTGCCTCTTTTTTCCTTATGGGCGTTGGGTTTGCGGACTGTTCGCGTTGTAGGTGTACGCCGTATGCTTGGCCGCGCCGGCTGTTACAAGGCTTGCAACTTGGTACTAAGTTATCGAGTTCGTGTGAACCGCCGCGCCCTGGTTCTACTAGGTGGTCGGCTGCTGTTGCTTCACGTTGTCCGCACCAATGACATAGTGGGCTATCGGCTAGTAATCGTTTGCGGTTTGCTAGGTAGGTTGCGTTGCCGTTATGTGCTGCCACGTTATGACCTTACCGAACTGGCGCGCGCTGCCGCGCTTGCCCACGGGTTGAGGTGTTGTAGTTTCATGTCGGGCTAGTCCTTTGTTATCGGTTTGTTATGTGTATGTCTGTTGCTGTTATTAAAGCCTAATGCGTTTATGCCCGCCCACGGTTAGCCCTAGCCGTTCCCTATTACTGTTATCGCCTGGTTATGTTTACAGGCCGCCCCAACGCATAACGTTATTGCTTTCGTCTTGCAGCTTTAACGCGCGCCGGTCTAACCATGTTCCCATGGATTAACCCCGCGCCCTGCGAACGGCGTACGGTCTTGCTACTTGCCTTTTGTGGTGGTGTTCTAAACACTAGATACGAACCAGGTTCCATACTGCGGGCGGCTTTCGCTTGCTTGTTGCCAGGCAAGTTAAGTAGGTAGCGAACCTACAGCGCGCAAGGTATCTAATGTTTACAGCACCCCCATTTATTTATCGGTTCGTGACATTAGCACGGCGCATAGCACCATAAAGGCAACTGCTGACCATGCTGTACGCGTCATGGTCTTATATCCCTTGCGCGTACTAAAGCCTCGATAGCTAGCGTTAGTTCGTCTTGCGCTTGGTGCAGCTCTTTAGTGGTTTCATCTAGTAAACGCTTTATTGCGTCTAATTCGTGGTGTAGGCCCATGTTTAATTTGCGTAAGTCTTGTAACTGGTCATGGCTTCCGTAGTTACTGTTATATCGGGTCATTGTTTCCAACTCTCAATTACTTTTGACGCCTGGGCCATTGTCAACGTTTCTAGTATTACGTCGTCGGCGTCTAACAATAATTGCATGGCTTCAAGCGCCGCCAAATCGTCTAAACCTCTACCTTTAGCAAGCGCTTTAATCATGTATAACTGTTTACTACTGGCGTGTACGCTGCCGTCTTTAGGTGTACGCATAGGTGTTATCGTTGCTTCGTGACCGTCTAAACGGGCTTCGACTTCGTTACGGCTAGCTATTGACTTAGCGGCGCCGCAACCCATATAACCCAACGCGCGCCCTAAAGCCGACGTCATACCTACCATGTATTCGCTGCGCTTCGTATAAGGCGTGTTGCCTGGGAACGGTTCGGCTGCGCTTGCTACTACTGGTATTGGGTCTGCTACGTCGCGCCAAACGGTAACGGTGCAACGAATAAACGTCGAGCCGTCGGGCATTGTTATTACTTGGTTATCTGTTTCTTGTATGCGTAAATCGGGCCAACGCTTTAACGCTTCCGCTAAACGTGTAGGTACGTCTACGTAGTTATCAAGGTTAAATGCCATTGGATACCACTACTTCGCAATCTTGCACACTTAAAACCTGCATTACTTTTGTTATTTCTTTTGCGCCGTAGTAGGCAGTATTTTTTTGTTCGGCGCAAGCCATAAGAACATTTAGCAACCAGTCGCCCGCGTTTAAATCGTCGGGGCTGTAATCGTGCATAGCAATTAGCAACGTAACTTTTTGTAGTTGGGTATCGGGTGTTTCTACTTTTTCTGTCATGTCGGGTATCTTTCTATTAGTCGGGTTTATTACTTATTTGTACCGTAGCACAAGGTAGTTACACGGTAGGTAAATCCTCGATAGGTTCTAGCCGTTCAGTTGTAACCCAATAGGCGCCGCCGCTTGTGTCTGCGTTATCTTGCAACCAATGAGTTTTAGCCGGTATTTGGTGCCCCCAAGTCCAGCCCCTAATTTTGTAGTGGCAGTCAAACAGCTGCACCAAAACAAACGGATTAGCTTTATACGTCGTTGCTTGATTACGTGGAACAATTAAGTTTATTTCGTCGTTTGGGCAACGTGTAGACTTAATTTGATATACGCCTACGTCGCCTACTGTCCAGGCCTGTTGGTTTAACGGTATTTGGTAATGGTCTGCAAACACTATTTCGCCTAGCGCGCCGTCGATATATTTTTGTAAACCTGGCGCAAATTGTTTACGCGTTGCGCTTAGGTGTGCGCCTTCGCCGTACGTGTTGTAGTTGTTTGTGCCGTAACTTATTGCGTCGGCTATTTGTTGTTCGGTATATAGCCGTTCGTGTGTGTCGTTCATATGCCAATAATTACGGCCATAGCGGAAGTAATTACTGCAGCTGCGAATTTGTGTTCGTCGCTTGGTGTGCCGGCTAAATACTTTTCGCGCAATATGTCTAGTTCGTCTATCAATATTGAGTGGTCAACTGGCTTAGGTGCTGGTACGTGATTTGGTCTAAACACTTCGTCTACAAAATGTTTAAAGGTTTCGGCGTATTTTTCGCTATACATTTGTCGGGTACTTTCTGTTAGGCCTGGGTCGGGTATTGGGTAATCGGTCATGGGTTAGGCAACGCCCAAGGGCCGTACCCCGAATTATGCCATATGGCTAACGCGGAGTTTGTGTTTACTATTGGGTCTAGTAGGTCGGTACACGTTGTTACTAAGCCTTTTGCTTGTAGCCAACCGATAGGCCAATATTTGTTAGGCCGGCACCAATAGCCATTTATTTGGTAATAGCCATAGCTGCCGCCTGCCGTGTCTTTAGCGTTGTAGGCGTCGGCCTTACAGCCGCTTTCACGGTAGATAATTCGGGCTACTGTGCCCATTTCAGTTAAAGGCCAACCCGCCTGGCTTGCTAGTTGTAACGCATATTGGCAGTCTGTTAACGGTTTAACCGTTGTAGTAGTCAACGGCACAATAGGCGCCAAATTGACCGTAACGGGGGGCGTTACAGACAGGGCGCTAGGCGCGTTGTAAGCGTCGTAGGCGTACGCAAGGGCCGCCATGCTTATAGTTACAGCCGTAAAGATTTTGGCTATTAGAAAGTTCATGCAATATCCCTTTTTCGTCGGTCCTAAAACCGTAGTAGACGCTTACGCGTTAGGTGGTGATACTGGCCTAAGCCCTTGTAGGTACAGGCTTACAGGTTCGGGGGTTTTGTCGCCAGGGTAGTAAAACCAGTGCCACGGTTCGGCGGGCATGACCTCTAACGACCAGCCGTATAGTGGGCCTTGTTCGCACATAAACGCCCACGTATCGCCCGCCATGTTTGCGAAGTCAACTGCTAAACCTAAGTTATGCCGGCTACTACCAGGTGCAGCTAGTGGCGCGTTGCCTGGGCGTAGGTAATATTTGCGGCCTTGCCATGTTCGGGTAGACGCGCCGTCGATAGGTTGCAGGGTGTAGCGCTGTAAAAATCCTGCGGTTTGTTGCGCTAATGACCTGTACGTATCGCCTTGCGAAATAGGTTTAAATTGTTTGATACCTGCAGCAAACGCGGCGGTTCTTATTGCGTTGTATGCGTTGGCGGCGCGCGGGTGCAACTTGCCGTATGGCTTTATATCTATCAGCATATTGGCGGGTAATTCGCCTGGGTTCACGTGCCCTAACGTGGCAGGTAATACCAGTTTTTTTACGGCTGGTATTACTACGGGTTTATGGGGTTGGGGTTCCACTAGTCGGCTCTATAGGTTTGCGTTTAAGGCCGTTGGCAGCTACCAGGCCGCTTAATGTGCCAGTCATAAACACTGTAAGGGTAGATAGCAAGTCGATAAATTGGGCGTCGTTTGGTGACTGCTCGATAGGTTGCGTAACAAAAAGTAGACCGTAAACAAAACCTATAACGGTTAGCGCAAACGTTACGGCGATAGTGCAGCCGACAAATACAATCATGCGGGCATGGAGTAGCTCTATTTCGGCTTTTTCCCTAACCATTAGAAACCCTTTCGCATTGGGTAATCGTGTCGCAACGTGTTAGCGCGCTGTTCTTTACTTTTATTGGGGCGTTTGTGCGTGTTGTTTCGCACGATATCGGGATAAGTGCAAGCATGACGCTAGCCAAGTAATAGCGCGGCTTCATCTGAAGTAATTCCTAGCCTGTCTAAAAGAGTTTTACGCGCTGCGGCTTTTTCTAAAGCTATGGCGTTTTGCCGTTCGTATTCAATAAGGTCGGCGGCGTGTTGTTCGTATTCGACCTGGGTAAATTCGCGGTATTCGTTGCCGTCTTGTGCAAAAAGTTTAGGCGATGGCATAACCGTAAACCTGGTAACTTCCTGTGATAGTTCCCGCCGACGGAAATAGCGTCAAACTATCAAATTGAGTTGCGGCTCTAAATTCGCCGTTACCGTGGCCGCCGCCTTGGCTGCCGGCAACCCTGCCGTATGTATCCCAAAAAAAGTTTGTATCGGCTGCAACTTGTGGCGACATAATTTCTAAAATAACTTTGTTTCGGTCTGCGCTGTTAAATTGTGTAAATTGCCATGCAGTGCCGCCGTTTAAGTTTGCGGCTCCAATAGTTGCAGCGCCAATTTGATAGGTAACGCCCGCATTTGAGTAACTAGCCGCACTGCTATCTGTACCTGACGCGCGTAATCGTACGTTTATAGCGGTGCCGTCTGTTGAAGCTGCCGTAACGGTATAAATAATTTTGTAGTTTGTGTAAGTTGCGCTAAACGTATTAGTAGGTAGCGACACGGTGGAAGCTGCGCTAAAAGTAGTGCCGGAAATGTACGCTAAACCGCTTGACACGTTTACAGCGTCAGGAAAATATACGGCTGCCGACGCGCTAGTAAAAAACAGTTGCCCGCCGCCCCATTGGGGAATAGACAACGAACCCGCGCTAGTAACTGTTGCCGTACCAGCCGTTACAACGACTGCGCCCGTGTTAATATTTTGCAGTCGTAAACTGTCGCCCGCCGAAAACAATGACGTATTAACGGTAATTGTTGTAGCGCTAGCGCTATTCATTACAACGCGCGTACCTTTATCGGCGGCTACTAAAACATAGTTAGCGGTCTTAGTCGACACGGTTTGGTTGTAATCGTTTGCTTGTAGCGCGTTCATTTGCGCGGCTGTCAAAATTTGTGCAGCGGTAAACGTTTGAATAGCCATAATTCTTTTATCCTAACTTAATGCGGGTTGGGGTGTAGCGATATCTAAAACGCCGTAGGTTACGTCGTTAAGAATAAAGGTATATACCAGGCTTGTAGGGCTTGTGTAGTAGCGCATAGCGTGGCCGCCGTCAAACGTTATTACGTGTTCTATGCCCTCTACAAACAGTTCCTGGGTGACAGTACCAAACGTTTCGGTTTTAGTTATTTCTATTAAATCGCCTAGTTCTATAACCGCGGCAGCTGCCCGCTGTAAGGCTGTCAAACTGCCAAACCATATACCTACTGACGTATAGCGGGCGGTGGGTTGGGCAACTAAAAGGTAACTGGCCAACGTTGCGGCCTGGGCGTCGCTCGATAAAAGGCTGTCGGTCTGTTCTACTGATTGAGTAAAATATTGGGCTATAGACGTAGCGTCGGTTGCTACCTGGGCTATACCTGTTTCGCGCAATATTGACGCCCTGTTAACCACGTTAGACGCGTCAAAATCTATAGTTAACGCGTTGTAAGGTACGTTGCCAACGTCGGATAATTCTAAGGCAGGGCTACTAAACGTATTAGAAATACGCGGTTGCATTGTTAACACGCCGCTACGTGACAAAAAAATACGGCCTTGTTCGGCTTCGTTTATACGGTTTATGTATGCGGCTACTTGCGTATTGTCGGCTATAAGGTAATTGCCCAGGGTGGCTACAGGGCTTGCCGTAATGCTTGTAGCACCTGTATAGGCAACTTCGGGGCGCGCTAAAACTGTCGATAAACGGGCGGCGCTAGTTTCGGCGCTAGGTGTAAACGTGGCTAATGCTGTACGGCTTAATAGATAAAAGTCGTCGGCGCAAACTACCGTTACTTCGTCTAAGGCGCCCAACGTGTAGCGGTAATCGTAGTTAGTGACACGCCCAACAAATAGGTATTGCCCGTTACGTGATACGCGCACAATACGCAACGGCGCTAGGCCTGGCATATCTTGGGCGCTGTCGTAGTAAATACTTAAATCGTTTAATGGGTTTAGGTTTTGGTCTAATGCGTATTCTTTCATTGTAAAACTGCACGTACCCGCTTGCGTTGTTTGGTCTGTTGTTCGTTGACGCCCGCGCCTAATATTCACTGTTTCAACGTAAGTAGTAATATCGGCAAAATCTGTTGTACCGTCTAGCACGTAATCGGGATTATCTAAAACGCCTCTAATAGCGTCGTCAAGCTCGAAACCGTTAACTACGGCGCCCGTGTCCAGCTCTACCAGGTAGTCGGGGCCACCGTTAATTAACGCGGTAGCCACTATGCAACCTGAATATTTGCGGGGCCGTTAAGTAAATTGAATTGGCGAATACTGTTTACAACGGCTTTACCAATGTCGGCGCTAGACGCTAAACCGCCGTTTACGTTAATAACAAAACTGCCGCCGCCGCCAGGCCCATTAAAATTAGTATCGGGTCGGCCAATAGGGGCGGCAACCGGCATAGAAATAGCGTCGTTAAATCCTGCCGAAATGCCTTTAACGTCTGCCAATTTAAGGCCCTTGCTTGCTAGTCGCGCTTGGGCTATAGCAAACGCGGCTTCAACGCCTCTTAAATATTGTTGGGCGTTTGATACGCCCGCGCCGTACCATTGTTGGGCTGCGGATTGACCGATTAAATCGGCTGCTTTTTTGGCGCTGTCTACCAGCGCGTTAGTTTCGTCGATAGCGGTTTGGCCGCCTTTAATCAGTTCGGCAGCAATAGCCGCGCCGCTTTCCCCGCCTGCAGCTAGTACCGCTGCTAAAGCGTCTTTAGATAAATTCATTTTTAGCAACGCTTCAACGTCGGCGCCGTACTTGGCTATCCCTGCTACTTGGTCACGTAGACCGGACAAAAACCCCGCGCCTGTTTCGTCGCCTGCGTCTTTAGCGTCTTTAAAACTAAACGCGTCTTGCAAACCTTTAGACACGCTTCCAGCGAAATCGTCAAACGCGCCCTGGGCGTCCTCTAATCCTTTTTTAGCTGCGTCTAATGCTTTTGTTAAATCGTCTTGTAATGCTTTAGCGGCGTCTTTAACTGTGCTATCAACCTTTTTAGCGCCGCCGCTTACCTTGTCTAACTGTTCGGCTACTGGCCCTAACTTTATACCTAAAGCTTCTGCCTGGCCGCTTAACCTGTCTGCCGCTGCGCCGTTACGTTTAGTTTGCGCTTCGTTTTCGTTCATTACATCAGTTAAATCTTGTATATACATACCGTTCGCTTGCAATTCCAAACCTAATAAAATTTGGCTTTCCGAAAGACTTTTGCCAACTTGATTAAATTTTGGTATGAATTGAATAAAACCTAAAGTAATTAACGTAAGCGAGTTCATTACGTCTATTGCCATATTGGTAAATGCAAGCGAAACGGCAATACCAAAACGTTTTACATACGCGCCAGTTACGCCCATGTTGTCTAAAAACACTTCGAGCGCGCCGCCGATACCTTTTGAACCTAAAGCGTCAATAGCTTTAGCCGCTGCGTCGGGTAATAGTCCTATGGCGTCTTTAACGTATTTGTTATTTAAAATTGCGTAGCCAATAGTTTCGTTAAGTTCACTCCAAACAGTGCCCAGGCGTTTTAGTTGCCCTTCATAAGTGTTAGCGGCTGCAGCTGCAGCACCGCCAAACTGTTTAGTTAATTCGTCTTGTGCCTTGCCAAAATCTTTAGTTTTAATAATGTTGGGGTCGAGCGCTATTCCCAGTTTTGTTAAACCTGCCAAATTGCCGTTAAATGCCTTGCCCAATGCCAACGACACGGTTTCTAAATCGCGGCCAGTACCTGCCGAAATATCCATAGCAAGCCCTAGTAGGTCTTGTCCGGTAGTTAAATCATTTGTTGCACGTACCAGCGAACCCAGCGCGGGGCGTAATTGGTCATCTGCGACGCCTGTAGCAAATTGCATTTGTTTTACAAATTCTTCAGTTGCCGCGATAGTCATACGCGACGCGCCCGTAGTGTTTTCTAATTGCTTGGCTAATAGCGCTTGGCTTTTTTGGTCTTCGATAGCGGCGTTAATTGCCTTGCCTAAACCTGCAACTACTAACGCGGTTGAAGCTGCAAACGCGGCTCCTACTAATACGCCTGTTTTGCCGAATTTGCCAAACGCTTTTTCGGCTTGCGAAATGCCTTTATCTGCAAACGACGTAATAATTGGGATATTTATACCAGCCATTAGCGAACCTTCATTTGACGGTTTGTAATTACCATGACTTGTTCTACTACTTTAAGTACGTCGGCGGTAACGGTAGGCCTGTTTTTTTCTACGGCAACGTCAATAACGCGCGGCTGGTTGCCTTCCTCTACGGTCAAGTTTGTAACAAATTGGCTACTTGTGTTACGGCCTGCATGGTCATAGATGACGCCTGCAGCGTCGGCGCTTTGTACGGTCATTAAACGATAAGGCTTGGCGCCGAATACAACTTGTTCGGTATAGCCGCCCCTGTCGAAATTTACGTAACGTTCTTTACTTCCACGTACGCCAACCTTAATTTTGAAACCTTTTTGTACGGCGTCGGTACGCCACGTAGTTTCGCGGCCTTTAACTAGGTTGCCTCGAACCATGCCCGATAGTGGGGCGCCGTTGCCTTTTGAATTGGGGTAACTTGCCACCATTTGGCGGGCTTCACTTAAAATAGACGCGCCAGCGTTCTTAATTTGTTTAGTCACTAAACGCCGATATTTAGGGTCAATGTCGTTTAACAATTTTAGGGTTTCTTGGATACCCTCAATTTGTAACGGTAGTTGGGCCACGGCGTTTACTTTCGTTGTTTGTTGTTATCCGATAATACAGCAACGACGGTAGCCAGGTCGTCTATGTCAAACGGTATAGACGGGGGCCACCACGAAATGGCTACCAGTAGTTCACATAACTGGCGGGCGTGGGTGCCCCTTAGGTGGGGTTTACGGCCTCGGTGTCGACTACTTCAATGTTTGTTAAGCCTTTAACGAACGTGTCAAACTCTGCAGGTACAACAATTTTGTTTAACTTGGACGCTTCATACGCCATAAATGCTAAATCCTCTACGCCGATACCTGCGGCCATGTCGGAAGCTTTACGTTTGTATTTGCGTTCCCACAAAATAATAACGTATAGGTTTGTTACCACCTCATAGGCGGTATCGGCTGTTTCTACTTTTAGCGTTAGTTTCATTGTTGCCTTTTGTGTCGGGCCTTTGCAGGCGTTTAATTAAACTTCGACGACGCTATAAATTCCTCCGGTGAAAACCACCGAAATTTGGCCAAGGGTGCCCAAGGCCATTTCGTATGGCAAGGCCTCTAGATAGGCCCCCGTTAGTGTCATGGTTGGATTGGTAGCTGTGCCTGGGCTTGTTGCGCTTGCAGACCACGAAACCGTTGTAGAGGTGCCGACCAAATTTTTTAGAGTGGCATAAGTTTCACTAGCGGCAAATGACAGATAAAGGTCAAGCGACAACGTGGAATTTTCAAGGCCTGCGACATACACGCGGGAACCTGAACCAAAAGCGGTACTTTCTAGCGCCTCGATAGTGCGCGTAAAAGTAAGACCGTGGCATTGGTCTTGAAGCGAAATGCTGTTAACGGTTACGTTTGGTGATGAAAGATATGTGCTGGTAGCCATGGGCTTTACTCCTCGTTTGTGTCTGTCTTAGTTTTAGCACCTTTAGGCGCCTTGGTGGGGGATTGAA